CGTTCCTGCTCATAATTTCACCTCTTTTAAGATCATGTCGATTATTTTGTTTCGCTCGTGAATCTTCTTTAGTGCAATGAACTCAGAATCTTCACGAATTCCCATGACGGTATCATAGGAATTATCTCTGTGTAACTGTTTTATCATTTCAATGAATTCGGAGTTTCTGGATTCTGATCGCATGAAGTATATTTCCAAGTAACATCGTCTAGTGAAACATTTATCTGTTGTGATGCCATGAGCCTCGATTTTAAGAGGCTCATGGCTCTGGCATGGCACTGGTGTTGATACCTATACAAGTTTAAAAGACATGATGCTGATATTCCACTAGGGATGTGGGTAACAACTACCTTATCCCCGTTTCTTGCTTGCATTATTAATTACTCCATATCCAGAATGCTGTCGTTATCATCGCCTTTCTTCTTACGTTTCTGACGTTCTTTGTTCAGCCCCTGAATCTCTTCATAGTTGTCGATATACTTTAAACGATCACTGTACATTTCATTGGATTCATCAATAATTTCCATGTCTTCTTCATTCATGTTGTTCTCATCAATATCACCAGCAAATCCGTGACTGTCATCAAACAACTTTAGTTTTATATACTGTTGCTTGTGTTCTTTCTTGATCCTTTGAAAGTTTGCATTGTTGACCAATTGTGTCAAGTATGCAAATGGATTGTTGTATTTCTCTGGGTTAAAATTGTGTGCATACTTGACACAGGTTTCGATTGCGTCATTGATCATCTCTTCTTTCCAGTTCGGTGTGTAGTTTACAAACCGAGGACTGTAGCACCGTCTGTATGAAATATCTAGAATGGCTTGTCCAATAATATTGGTTAATGGTGGTGCTGTGAACGTTTTAAGCGCCTTTCTAAATTCTTCTTGAATCTCTGCACTGTGTTGCTCAAGTTCTTCTTCACCAAGCAAACCAAAGTCATCAAGAATTTTCTCTTTGTGTTCTTCCAGAAGCTTTTGCTTGACTGCATAATACTTTTGAAATTCTTTGAACAATTCTTTGTTGTTTATATAGTGTGATTTTTTGTCTTCTTTTTCTGCTTCCAACTTCAATTCGAATTCCAGATTGTCAATATCCTTTACTGTGATTTCGCTAATTTTTTTCATACTGCGTGATAATCCTCTAAAGCTTTTGTACATAACTTATCTACGTACTCATTCAACTCAATACCAGCATGGCCTTTTATCCATTGAAACTTAACGGAAGGCATCTGTGATTTAAGTGTATCAAGTCTTTTCCAGTAATCTACATTCTTAATAATCTTCATTGAAGAACCTTTCCAACGTTTGTTCTTCCAACCCCACAGCCAATCATTCATGCCTTTGGATAGGTATTGACTATCAGTATATAGTGTTATATCCATTGATGCAAGTTGTTTACTTGTAAATCTATTAAAAATAAACTCTAGTGCATATAGTCCTGCACTCAATTCACCTTGTTGTGATGTTCCTGTAATACAACCACGTTTTTCATATATAACTTTTTCAATATCTGGTGAATACAAACAGAAAGCCCATGACGCTATTTCTTTACGCTTCCCTCCGTCAGAGTATATTTGTAATTTCTTTTTCATTTTAATCCTCTGTCTTTTGGAATCTAGTTCTCAAAGCCGCTTCTAATCTAGTATCAGTTTGTAACTCAGCATATTGTATTGCTATTTTGTGTTTTTGTTTACGCCATGCTTCGTGAGCTTCATATTGATCAGTGAAGCAGCCTAAACATTCCTGCTTTTTGGTAAATGGATTTTTACACTGTGCAGCAAATTTTTCTAAATCCATTCTCCAATAGACTCCAATTGGATATTTTCCTCTAATTTTATCACTAGACAACATAAACGAATTTAACCCACCACTCACAAAAACACAAGTTTGTGGTGAATATATCTTATTACCTTGGATTAAAATGTCTTTATCTAATTGCTTACCTTGCCAATCCTGCGTTTCCATCCATAATTTAAACTTTGAAAATGTTAACCATTCATCACAAACTAAACAACCAACATACGTTGGAAATTTTTCATGATACCTTTGACTATAGCAACGTTTAAGCATTCCTGCCCATGATGAATAAAAGGGGCAACGCCAAAGAATCTTACGCTTATTGTTGATTACTTCTCTGTGGGTTAGTTTATAATCCGCGTCATTGATTCCCATACCAAAAACTAATCGTTTTTTCAATTTTAAAATCCTTTAAGTAAAAACCAGTTTTTTGACTTTTTATACACTAAGAATAATTATAATACACTTTTGGTTATGTTGCAAACATTTTATACACTATTTTGACTAAAGAGAGCGTAGCGAACGGGGATGCGGTTTTCTATTTTTTCTTTTTTCATATACAGTAATGAGCGCCAGCGAATGAGGATATACTTTTTTGTTCTTTTTATATTCTTTTTTATTATAATAAAATCCTTTAAAGACGTTCATAAACCTGTTAAAATACTTTCTTATACAGTAGTGAGCGAAGCGAGCGAGGTATATTTTTTCTTTTTTTTTTTTTCTATAACCTTCCATATACAGTAATGAGCGCCAGCGAATGAGGTTTAAGTTTTTTATTAGTTTATTTTTTGGCGAGTGTCTTTTTACGATGCCAAAAAAGGTTTTATCTTCTTTTGCTTGTGAAACTAGGCAGAGTTTAGCGGATCGAAAATATCCTGTCAAGACTTATTTTCGTTAACATTATGTAATGTTTAAAAAGAGTGTTGACACACAAAACAGACACACATGTGTCTATAAAGAGGGCTTTAAAACCATTAGAGGCTTTGGTGTGTCCATGGAGAGGTTTTTGTTAAGGGGTAGGGCGTAGTATAGAATGAAAGATAAAATCTGCTCAGTGAGCTTGTACAGAGTTGAAAATGTGAAATAAGAACATCAAAAAGAGAATTTACCCCTTTTTGATGTCAACAGGATAGAATTTGACAGGATGTTGCTCATTGGCATAGATTTTTACACGAGCCTTGCCATGCTGTATCATATACCCACTATACCGCTTGTCGGGCATAGAAAGATCATCAACCACGTCATAAATTGTGGCAACCTCTTTTGTATCATGCAATCGCATCAATCGACCAATAGACTGAATGATCCTGATCATGGATTTTGTGGATGATGCAAGAACCATGTTGTGAAGCTTATTGATAGAAATACCAACAGCCATAGTTCCAAAAGTGGCACAGGTTATCACACTCTCACCAGCCTCGATCTTAGCCTTGATAACGTCACGTTCTTTGTTACTGACCTCGCCATTAATAACAAACACATTATCATGCTTTTCTTTCAACATCTCATATACAGGAGTTTGATAGATGTCTATTGAGTCAAACAAAACAAGCGTATTTCCTTTCAGGGACAGAATCAGATTGACAAGAAAATTTTTCCTTTCAGGGAGTGAATAGATAAATTCTTTTTCAACACGATACCAGTCTTTAGGGTTTCGTTTTTTTCCATCTTCCTTTGTGAATACGGTAGACGCAAGATCACCCTTGAATTCTTGGCTATACTTCAACAAAAGCATCTTCACATCAATAGGGGATGCCACACCTTTATCAATGCTTTCTTTTGCTGTCATGATGATCTTGCGCGGGCCAAACAAACCTTCAATAAACATTTCGTTTGATTCAAACCCATCAAGCGAACCGGTTAAGCCATGCTTCATAGGGCAGTTGATAGAATTTTCAATCAAACCAGAAAGGACTTGGGCAGAGCTACCGTGAACTTCGTCACAAAATACGGCTTTCATATCATCAAAAACGTATTTAGGAAGCTTTGCCATGGACTGCCATGTAGTAATAACAATCTGTCTATCAATATATTTTTTATAGTCTTTGTTGATTTTCTGACAATGAGTTCCAACATTCCACTTAACAGAGGAACCCGTAGCATAATTTTCAAAATCATTGTACATCTGCTCAACTAGGTTTCCAGAGGGAACTACGACAAAGAATTTTTTGTCTTCCATCTCAGGAAGTAGTTGCAACATACGCAAGGCGCTGTAAATGATAAGGGACTTACCACTACTTGTAGATGACAAACATAAACTGCGTCCCATGCCAAACATATGCATAAGAGCATCGTACTGGTGTTCGTGTGGTGTAATTGGCTTACCTTTGCTATGCGGATCAATCACCGTAGTCATTACGTGTTCAATATCTTCACGAGTGAGGTCAGTCTGTGGAATAAGCTCAGGATCAACCTTGTAGCTGTATCCCTGCCCCTTTACAAACCTTAGCAGTGCCAACACCAAGCCTACGGGAAACGTCTTGTTACGGCGGTTATAGAGCCGTTTTTGACCATCCCATTTACCAGCTTTCACACGCGGGTCATGTTTAGCGTTAGGAACCTCAAAGCTAAACTTATCCTGAATCTCCATTTCCATGTATTGTTCAACACAAGAAATCTTGACATAGGATTCGTTAATCTTCTGGATTATAATCTGAGGTTGCGACATATTCATAAGCCAATTTTAATAGTTTGTTAGCGGTTGTGTCTATTACTATATAGGGTATTTTAACTTGCTCTCTAATAGCGGCAAAGTACCTGTGATGTCCGTCAACAACATAACCATCCTCACTTACGATGATGGGTTTCATAGAAGGTATTGAATCAGGGTCTTTTCTCATACCCATACAAATATTTCTTATCTTGTCCTCGTTGAAGCCTTCCGCCTGCAACGGTTTGAAATAATCGACCAATCTCATATATGGAGAACTGCCCACACCCATACTCTCTGTTAGCCATTCCGTGAATTTAGAAACGTCATCAATCTGAGGCATATTAATTCTAGCTATCATAAACTGTTCTGTGATAAATTCTTTAAATGGTTTCATGTGTTGCTCCTGTTGACTATTTATGGTAATTTTAATGGTAGTTTCATAAAATAAGGCGTATTGCAAATGTTGACAGATAACCAAACAGAAAAGTTAATCGCTTGTGTAGAGGAAGAACTTAGAGAAATGGAAGAGTATAAAGGCGTAAGCTCTAGTAGAGTTGATGCTTTAAAAGTTGAAGAATTTTTAGTTAGAATAACCGTTATTAGAGATGGTGATGACGAAGAAGAATAATAATAAGATAAATACCTGTATACAGGAAACAATGATGCAGGGTAAAACAAATGACTACAAAGGCTATTAACACAGCAAAATCAACCTCGTTTATCGCTGTGCTTGGGTATGATAGAGATATCACGTACACCATTCAAGGTACAAACATGGGAGGTGCTAGTTTAACACCAGCGGAAATGCCAGCACGTTTTTCAAATATTCCTTTTCCCGGTGACAAGGTTGAGTTTGGTGATCTAACCCTTCGATTTTTGCTGGATGAAAACTTGTCGCAATGGGTTACACTGAACAAATGGATGTTTGCACTCTCTCGCGGCGTCAAAGACTCACAGGGCAACGATCTAACGTCATATGTAGAACTGACCGTCCTAGACAGAAGCAACGCACCAACGATCAGAATCCGTTACAACAACGCTCACGTAACAGATATTGGCGACATTGAATATGATATTGTTGGTGACGAAACAACACTTGCATCTTCTGCGACATTCGTGTACACTCACTACACTATAAACAACGTAATCACAGGTGAAACAATTGAGTACGGATCATAATAGTGATTTAGAAGACCTCATCGACAAAGCAGAAAATAGTTTTGTTGAACTGGTTCAGCTTGCAGGAAAAGATGTGGAGATTGACGAATTTGATATTGACGGTGAAGCTATTAGAACACCAAAGCTTCATCAGAAATATTCTGTAATGTTCGCCAACGAGTCTATGTCCCTGATAAAATACCAACAGATTCAAAAACGTGTCTATCTTGAACGATGGAAATATTTCAACGGGAAGCAGACAGATCAATATTACACAAAGTTTGGAGTCTTTAACGAAAAGGTTCTCAAAGGTGATATTGACAAGTATCTTGCAGCCGACAAAAGATTAGGATACGCTTCTGAACTGCTAGAGGTACAAAAACAAATTGTGAACTACCTTGAAAGAACTGTGAAAGACATTTCTAATCGAGGATTTCACATTAAATCAGTCATTGACTATCGTCGTTTCGA